TCACACATTTTTTTCTGATAGCCTCTTGTCCTTCTCTTCTTCATCTGGTTTACGATTTATGTAATCCATCATCATAATTTCGATAATCTCAAGTATTTCTCTTCTCCTTTCTTCGGTTGGCTCTAATACAGTTATCTTTCCCATTTTCAATTTATTAGTTTTTCCCATGATGTACTTCCTCCTGTTGTTAAACTTAAGAATTAAAGATTAAATCCGAATGTTCCATTTGTCAAATGATGGATTTTTTAGCATTTATAATTAATTTACTTTTATTTAACGTCATAATAGGCTTTCAAAGCATTTTTATCCTCTTTTTAATAACTTTATCTTTCAAAACTGGTTGAAATTACATTAAAATAGAGTGTTTTTCATGAAAATGGCTATATAAATGTAGTTTTATAATTAATTTACTTTTAACTGAAAAAGAACAGCTTAATTTGAGCTGCACTAGAAGTAACTTTTTATAAAATCCTGTATGTCCTTTGCCTGATATACACCTAAACTACCTGTGTCAATGTTGTATCGTGTCTCAGAGAGAATTAGAATAAAGGGAAATTGTTCAGTAAACCTTTTCCACTCCTTACTGTCATAATAAGCCTGATAACGGTCTATCTTTGCTTGCATTACTTTTAAAGTGTATCTGTTTCTTTGTAATTCAATGAACATAGGCGCACCATTCCATACAACATAGATGTCTGGTTCTATTGTTCCTTTAGCGCCTAATTTCATTTCCACTTCAAATATCGATGGTTTAGTGAAGTGGGATAAATCAAGATAAGTTTGTGTGATAGCTTTGAAATGAGGAATTTTAGTACTATTAAGCTTCATATTAGTTTCATTATGAAAATAATTATAGGGGCGAGTAGTACGGTCTACTTTAACTAGTCCTTTAGAGGTTAATCTATTCATAATACGATTACATGTTGTAATAGGTTGTTTTTGTTCTTGAAAATGTAGTTGAATTAATTGATCTCTATCTAGTACATAGAACTTCTTAAGATTCTCCAATATCTCCTGATCTCTATGGTTCATTTGCGTATTCCTCCAATAGTCGGTAATTGAGCAATATCAGGTGCTATTAAATTCTCTAAAGGTTCTACTGCTACCTCAATATCATTGTTTTCGTCTGGTACTAGTTCTATCTTATAAGGCTCAAGTAACTTCTTGGCTTCTTTCTTATTGAGGAAAGGAACTTGAATGAGTCTTTCTTCTCCATTTATAGACAAAGCCATTCTTCCTGCAACAGTAATATCCTTACTACTTTTAAGCCCAGCTATTTTAGCATTTACTTCATTTGATTGTTTACCTGAAATGCGACCATTCATATTATTTAGCAACTGACCACCTAACTCTTTAGCTGCTGAACGCTGCATAGCAAGAATTAAATGAATTGAAGCACTACGACCTAGACAAGATATGTTGGTTAATATCTTCATGATTTTATCATTGTCTGTTAACAAAAATACCTCATCGATGACTATCATTATAATCGGCAACTTCTCTTCTAACTCTGACACATGTTCTACATCATATTGATCAAGAAGTTTACTTCTGCGTTTCATTTCTGTTTCTATAGCACGTAATTCAGCTAACAAAGGCTTCTGTTCCATATGAATACACTTTACATGAGGAATGTTTCTAAATATCCCAAACTCACTATTTTTTAAATCAGACATTATAAATTGGATTTCTTCAGGTGTTTTGTTAAAAATTAATGAACAAATCATTGAGCGAAAAAGGCTGCTTTTACCCGCGCCAGTACTACCTGTGAGCATGATATGATGCAATTCTTTTAAGTCCAACACGTTTAAGACATTCTGATTATCATACCCTGTAACAATTGGAACTAAAGCTTTCTCCATACAAGGCTCAATCTTTTTGAAATCATAATTAACCTTAGTTGGCATTCCTTTTGAATATACAGATAAGATAAATTTCTTGTATTTACCTGACACCTCTATGTTCTCTCCAAATGCCTGTTTAAACAGCCATATATTATTAAAGACTAACTCTGGATTCATGCCGTTTTTCAGCGTAAAAACAAATCTATAGTTTTTCTTCTTTAAGTCTATATCGATATTATGAATAGTTGGATAATATTCATTTCGATGAGAACCATGTTTGACAGTTTTAACTATGCCTCCATCTTTGAAACATTTCATGAGTTTACCTCTCCACTTCATTTTATGCCATTTAGTTTGTAGCCACTCCATTACATCCACCCCACTAATGGTAAATGAATTAAAACGTAAACAAGACTACCTATCGTTAAAAGGGGAAACAAAATATGGACAACATTTTGAATGACCATAGCGATATCAATGTTACCCTGACGAATTAAGAATTTTTCGATTAGAGCTAGACCTAAGATACTTCCACCCATAATACAAACCGTGGGATCGAAGAGTACCATTGGGTTGATGTACAAGGAGTAAGCTCTGATAGGCTTCTTTTTTCGTACATCCTTCTGATAACTTCTATTCATAAAATCGGAAAAGCTAATAGTCTGCACCTTTTTCATATTCTCTTACCTCCATCAAAACTTTTTAAATTAATTTCGATTTTCATCGCACTGGTCGCTTTCACTCGCTTCACTCCCCCACTCCCCCACTCCTAACAAATCCAGTAAACCTTCATACATCAGCATAAAAATAAACGACTGATATATTAGTGCAAATATAGTAGATGATATGGTAGTTGGTATAGCAAACCTTTTAATATAATGTATTAGATAAACTTGTTCGACTTAACTTGTCTTTCAAAATATTTTTGAATTTTTTTTCAAAAATGATGGCAAAGGAATTTTATTAAATTTGAAGAATAGTTGTACTAGGTGATGAAAATGCGGAGTAAAATTGGTGAAATTATAGACGAGCAAGGATACAAAAAGAAATATATAGCTGAGAAAATGGACATTACTCAAAGTCAATTAAGTAACTGGATCAGTGGAAGAGCTTATCCCCCAATGGACAAAGCATTTAAATTAGCTAAAGTGTTAAATGTTAAAGTGGATGATTTGTATGAGGAAATTGAGAAGTAAAAAGCCCCCTACTCAAATGAGCACGGGGTTTGTTTTACCATGTGATTTTTGAAGCCTTTTTTAGATATTCTTCTTCATTTCACAACTTAAAAAATGTAAATACCTATTATGTAGATTTGCTCTGTATCGCATATACAGAGCAACAAAAATTAATAATAATAAGTTGTATATGAATAATACGGATCGTAATAGTATGGATCATAATAGTATGGGTAGCCATACCCATAGCTATATGGATAAAGTAATGAGCCAGCTGCTAATCCCGCAAGAAATGGTGCACCGAAAAATGGTCTACCAAAAAACGGTCTGCCAAAGAACGGTCTGCCGAAAAATGGTCTGCCGAAACCGAATGGACGTCCAAAGCCAAATGGTCTGCCGAAACCTCCAAAAGGTCTGCCAAATCCGCCGAACGGTCTACCAAACCCACCGCCGAATCCACCAAATGGTCTAATTCTTTCATCTGCATCACTTGCATAAATTTCTTGAGGATTTACTTCGGGTAAAAGTTGTACTTCTGAATTCATTTAGAGTAACCTCCATTTATTTTTATTCAAATAAAGCATATGCATTTACCCATATACTTTCTTGGGTGAATATCCCGATTCAATAAAAAATAGGAAATACTCTTCAAACAGAAAAAACTTTTGTACCTTTTTTATTAAATATTCTTTTTCATTCCACAATTCGTACACTCACGTAAAAACTTGCCGCCACCTACACTACTTTTGAATTTTACTCCACCGCAGTTATCACAGCGACCACTGATTTTATCTGGTAGCTCACTGTATTCATAAACCTTTGTTACATCTATATTCGCATATTTATCTTCTTGATTTGCCATCGTTGATACCTCACATTCTTATCTATAATACCATTATAGACAAATAAAAAAGCCCCTACTCTGAAGAGCAGGGGCTTTAATTAATATCTTTTAGATTTCAATACAGCTTGTAATTTACTTATCTCTTAGTAAACTCCACATATTTAGTTGCAGATGTGATGTATGTGCCACTGATTAATTTGTACATGTAAGCTGTGTTTACTTTAATTTTATCGACAACGGTGAATACGTCACCTTTTTGAGCTTTTCCTACCTTCGCATTCCAGTCTGCTTTATTGTAGTAATATAGATCATTTATCAACACTTTTACTGTACCGATTGCTTTATCAGTTGATTTAGCAGGAGCTTTTACTTGTTGTACAGTTTCCTTTCTAGGCTCAGATTCCTTGATTATAGATTGCTTTTCTAGACCTAAGAAGTTTGCAATACCTTCTGCATAAGCTTCAGCCATATCCTTTAGGAAAGCTTCATTCTTTAGTAATTCAGAATCCTTAGAATCGATGTAACAGATTTCAGTTAAACATGCTGGCATATTAGTATTACGTAATACTGAAAGATTGCCTGATTTATAAGGTTGATTACCATGAGCACCTAAACCATATTTCTTAGCAGTAGTCATTGCTTTATCATTAATACATTTTTGTAATTCTTTTGTTTTAGATGATGTAGTTTTGTTGTAGATAAATGATTCAAAACCTGTACCTCCACCTGCATTAACGTGGATTGATACGAATACATCAGCACCCCATTTATTAGCTTTATTAGCTCGTGCTGTTAGAGAAGTAAAGGTTTTATCTGAACGTGTACGATTAAGTTTAAATCCTGTATATGTAGCTTTTAAGTATGTAATTACATAGTTAGATAGTTTTAAGTTTAACTGAGCTTCCATTAAACCTTCTTTAGCGTTAATAGCGCCTGAATCTATTTGCTCTCCGTGACCTTCATCTAAATAGATTTTCTTTACCATTCTAGACACTCCAGTTCATTTTATTTTTCAATCTTTTTACGAATATCTTTAATTTCTTCTTTCATTCCACTGATGCTTTGTTCAATGACTGGAATACTTAAAATAGATTGTTCGATTTTTTGTAACGTCTCAGTAGTACGATTTAAGTGTGAAATGAGTTTATCTTCACGTTCTCTTGATTCTTTCTCACGAGCACCTGCTTCTTTCCTTGTTGACATGAATAACCATATGAACAAAATAGCAAAGATACCTTCCACACCACCTTTACTCATAACATCAACAAATAGTTGATCCATTTTATTTCACCACCTTCATTTTGGACATAAAAAATAACGCTCAAGGCGTTTAAAGTAATTTAAGATATAAGTTGCTCCAATTTTTTAAGTCTCGCTTCTAAATCTGCATTCTTAGAACGTAAATCCTGATTCTCTTTACTTAATTCTTGAATAGCTGACCAAGAGTAAGTACCCATAGCATAAGCATCAATACCTTCTCCACGAATATCGATAACATCGACTGGGCTTTCGTCAAGAATCAAACCTACATGTTTTCTTTCATTCTCTAACTCTTCAACAAATCGATATGTACGAATAGGTGTTTCATTAATTTGCTGTAATGCTGTTTTAGTTGTTCCATCAGGATATTCAGTACCAACAAAAGGTTCAATATCTTTCTTACGCTCACGAACAGAATTATAAGTGATATTTGAAGCGTAGATAGGAATGTAGGCACTATCATTAGCATTTTTAAAGTCAACTCTTGCTGTACCGTTATCTACTTTCACACGACATACATCAGTCTTGAAGATAATTTCATCTTTATCAGAAGCAATAGTCATGTTACTTCCTGTAGCAGATTCAGCACCTATGAACCCTTTACGAACTCCACCATACGAAAACTCAATATATGCTTGGTTAGAACCGTTAAGCTTTAACAGACCACCATTACTAGTGATACTTACGTCACCTTTGAATGCACCACCGCCCCATACATCGAGACTTGATGTTGCTGTGATATCTGATGCTGCTAATTTTGCATAAGCTGAGTTACTTACATTTCGAATATGTACAGCTTCGCCACTAGCCAATCCAGCAATGTTAGCCGAACCTAAGGTTAGTAATCTATGACCGTTGCTATCCCTCCAAAACTTAGGATTAAAAGAACCATCATCCATAACAAAGTTGAAATTATTATTATCATCGATTGCAATATAGATGCTGTCATTAACACCAAAACGAGCGCGTTCAATTGTTCCTGCTGTTGTTACATCAATCTTTGCGCCCTTCTCACCAAAGTAGATAGTGTTACCACGTAGTCCAGCAAATTTTGCAGCAGTTAAAGTAGTACCTTCTCCGATAGTTACAGAGTTTGCGCCAACGACAAGTGCTCCATTATTTACGTTAAGTCCGTTTAATGATTTGATATGGTCTGCAACAATTGATTGAGTTGTAATATTTCCACCGTTAATAACAGTTACAGAAGTAGGTTTAAATGGGCTTGCTTTGATTGCATTAGGGTCTACTCGTTCAAATTGGAAACAATCAAAATAAGCTGGAACGTTTGGTGTATCATTATAGATGACAACGTTACAAGTTGAAATACCTGTAGGGATATTTGCTTTAAGTTCGTATCTATACCATCCGTCACTTCCACCAACTAATTTAGCTCCACCAGAAACAAAGTTACCATTTGATAATTTAACAGAAGCACGGATTCTAGCTATATTTATTACATCGGGATTGTACACGTAAAATGAGAAGAAATATGAAGCACCCATTTGAACAGGGATATTATAAACACTTGAGCCTGATGATAGATACAACCATCCATCAGAAGTTGCTGAACTTTGAATTACAAGTGAACGAGTACCATCATATGAGTAAAGAGTTGTAATATTTTTTTGTGTTAATGATGATGTGCCTAAGAACATTGAACTTGGTACTGTTCCAATATCTAATTGTTCAAATGAATCCATTCTTGCAGGCATCATATTTGGATTACCTTGAGCAAAGAAAGTAGTGATTGCATCAATATCTAATTTAGATACATTAATTTTAATTGTCTCAGCGGTTTGATTAATTTCACTTACTACTGCATTCTTTGCAACTTTAGAATTAATTTGTCCTGCTTGTTGTGTAATCGTTGATTCTGCTGTGTCTACTCTTTCCTTTAAGTCATCAAATGTAGTTGATTCAACTTTAGATGTGATAGAGCTACTAAGTTGTTCAATTGTACTTTCTGATGTTGTAACACGCTCATCTACTACTTCTAATGCATCTGAGATATCCGTTACAGTATTAAGTAATGCAGGGTCTAAATCTCCAACTGATAGAGCTTGCTTCTCCCATTCAGTCCCATTAAAGGTATACCAAATTGGAGGTGTTACAGTTGAATCTATGTACATAGTTCCTTTTGTTGGATTCTCAGGACGTTCGCCATTTATAATTGCGTCATTTAAATCGATAATTGTAATCTGATCAATAGCAACTACTTTTCCATCTATAGTAATTTCACATTGGAATGTTGCTCTACTTTCAACTTCATCAGAAGTTATTGTTACAAGTCTACCTATTCCTGTACCAATCCAAGTTGTGTCCTGTGTTCCATCTGCTTTAAACTTCTTCCAATTGAATGCAGTTTTCTCAAGTGTTCCTGTAATATCGAATTTACCTTTATAAGCTACTGCTACAAGTTGAGTATTAATTATTCCATTTTTAAATGTACTTCCATTAGTTGAAAGTACATCGGCTTTATAAACTACATTGTCCTTTACTTCATCAAGTAATTCTGCTGTTTCTTCCCCTTTTGAATATGCTATATTCCATTCTCTTTCTCTAAGCTGTAACTTACGTCTAGCGTATTCTAATGCTTGAAGTGCTAAAACTTCTCGTACTACAAATTGACCTAGCACAATTCCACCTTTAGTTGGGTCAGTTTGGCTAATCTCTTTTTCAAGAACTCTTGCTTCTAAAAGTATCGGTTCAAGTCCAGAGAAATCTTTTACATAGACAGTATCACCAACCTCAGTGTACAAATGGTCATAGTTATCAAATTGTTCAAGCATAATTACACTAGCTTCATATGTAACAACAGGTGCATTGATTTTCTGTAATTGAGCTAATGCATTATTATAAAGTTCAACAGGATTTGTTGCAGTTCCATCAATGTAACTATCTTCAATATGTTTTATATTGTTTCCATGCTTCTCTAATGCATTATTATCAACTAATCTATTACCGATAATTTCAAAGCCTTCTGGTGGAGTAACTTGAGCATCTTTAAGTAGAATAGGATTTCCATTACCGTTTTTATTTGAACATCGTACAACTAATGCAGTGACGATTGGATTACCTTCAATAGTCTTAGTTAATCCCTCTAGATTACGTTCATACTCAAGTGTTACACCTGTTTTTTGTCCAATTTTATCTTTAATATTGATTAGTTTATTTTCAGGATATAGATTATCCCATTCAATCTTATATTCGATTTCAGCATCAAAATCATTAATTGTATCAAGGATTGCTGCGTTTGCTCTTGGTAAATCATCAAATGTTTTAGATATGCTTCCATCATAATAACATTCACCAATTTTCCAAGTTGTATCTGTTGCTAGAAAGTCTGCAATTACTTCTAAACTTTCAGCAGTAAATGTCTTGTCTTCGATTACTTTTCCAAATAAGTCTCCGATGGCTGCTAATTCACATTTGATTGTAGCAATCATACTTTCACCATGAGTTTCAATACCTGTCGTAATTCTGAATAGTTCACGTTGCTGTTTAGCATCCTCATAAACAATAAAGTTCCCAATAGTTAAAAGGGAACTTTTCTCATGGTCTAAAGGCACATCAAATTCTAAATATTTAGCTCCATCAGCTAATACTGATTTCATACTATCTCGTAGAATCGGACATCCTTTTGGAAATCTGTTATCTAGAATACCTATCGAATTATAATTTTTATCTAAAATATACCACAAATTTTATAACCACCGTTCTGTAAATGTTATCGTTCCTTTATCAATAACTGAAGTATCAGATATTGCTATCCCACTTACCCCAGTAGGTATTTCCAAAGGTTGAGAACCCACGTAAAGCATGTTTGTTGCGTCCATTCCATTCTTCAAAATTTCACCTGTTACACAATCGATTTGTACTTTATCATTCTTTTTGATTACGTACTCAATTTGATTTGAACCTTTGTCTAAAAACTCTTCTACTTTAATGTTACTAATCCACATTTCATCTACTGGTGGATCATTACCATAAGCACCAAAGTGTATTTGAACCTTAGCTACTTTTGAGCTACTGAATTTATTCCATGAATCTGTTATTGTTTTCCAATATCCTGTATGGTAAATACCAGTATCAGGGTCAACTTTAGAGATAAAGAAGTGCCATTGTCGCCCACGTCTTCCAATACGGATTACTCCATTGAAATTTTTGAATACGTCTTTATGTGAACCGTATGTATTGACAGGTTGTTTGTTAAAATCATTCATTGCACCTAAACGACATTCAAAAATAGGATTATCTCTTCCACTGTCATAATCACGTATAGCCATCTTGCCAAGTTTACGGTTTTCCTTATCTAAAAGATAAAGCTCAATTCTGCCCTTCTGATTCTTAGCAGTTGCTTGGAAACCTACTTGCGCTTCCATTGAAAAATTTTGAACTTCATGGTCAAAGCTAAAAACAGCAGAACCTCCATGCCATAAACCACTTGCCACACCATAATCTTTCTTTCCATCTGTAGCACCTTGACCGAATGAATAGCCATTAGTTGAAACTCCTGCACCTCTAATTTGACCACCATCTACACTCCATTCAGGTGTTTGTAACCAACCTGTTAGAGAACTACAGTTATCATTCATAATGATTGGTGATAAATCGACTGGTGTTTTTTCAGTTAGGTCAACAGGTTCGCCAAAATAAAGAGTTTTATCAACAGTAGTAATAAAGAAATCTGTAACATTTTTCTTTGCTGTAAATTCAATAATAGAATGGGTCTCCATGTTCCCTAAGTTAACTATAGGTGTTTCATTTTTTGTTGTATTAATAGCAATTGATTTTGTTTGACCAAATCCATGTGGATCATGACAAACTAAGTTAACAGTACCTTTACCTAATTCTCTGAATTGAGTTAAATCTGTTCCACCTTCAAGCATTGCCATATATGTAATGTTAGGTCTGTCAGAAAAGATAATAGGTTGCGCTGTTTTATGAAATAACCACTTTGCTAATTCAGCACATGTATCTTGATAATCTTCAGTACTTGGTGCAATTAAAGCTAAATCAATTGGAATAGTACGAGAATCAAATTTTTGATTACCAATAAGCTTTCCACTCTTCATAGGAATATCTTTAGTTGTAACAATTGATGGTGCTAAAGGTGGTAAGTCAACTTTCTCGACAATTAAAAAAGAGGGAGTCGGAACTCCCCCAAAACTTAAAATTTTACTTTGCATTAAAATAAACTTCCTTTCAATTTAACCCCTTTCGGACGGTTAATTTTTTCAGCTTGTTCCTTCATTAGCTTTTGGAGATTATTAAAAGCTTCTTGAATATCTTCCATCTTAGGACTACCAGTGTACGTAAAGTTAATAGTAGGACTATAAACAACTGAAGGTTCTTGTGATGATTGATTATTAGTTGTGTTATTAACAGTATTATTAGTCACACTTGAACTCTTAGGTACTTTAGGAATAGGATTGAATGCGCCTAATCTTTGAGCCACTTCTGAAAGTAAAGCTAAGTTCTGATTTCTGTAACGTGGTTCAGTTGTTAGCACATATTCGTCATATCCGTTTTCACCTAATTGTGCGATCATATGTTTATCAACTTTACCGCCTGTTGCAAATCCACCGATACCACTTTTCTTGTATCTAGCGTAGTTAGACTTAACAATACGGACATAGTTTTGAGTTTCTTTAAATGGAGGGATACCACCATATTTCAAGACATTTCCATAACCTGCATTGTAAGAAGCTAATGCTAGTGCAAGATTTCCATGATTCAATCTCAACATTTCTTTGATGTAACGTGTACCACCCATAATGTTATCGGCTGGATTACGAGGGTTTTTAACACCCATTGAACGAGCAGTAGCAGGCATAAGTTGCATTAAACCAGTTGCACCAACGCCACTACGAGCATTAGGATTCCATTTTGATTCTTGCTGAATGATACCAGCGATTAAAGCAGGGTCTACTCCATATTTCTTACCTGCTGCGTTAATTATTGAAGCGTATTTACCTGAGTAATTAGCACCTGAATAAGAACCACCGCCACCGCCTTCATTTGCTGCTGCTTCTTGTAGGTATGTCAACGGGTTGATATATTGCCCATTCCGCCTAATCTTTAGGTCAAGGTGATTACCCGTGGAAAAGCCTGTTGAACCAACTTGCCCAATAATCTGACCAGCGTTTACAGATTGACCTACTTTAACTGGTGGAGCATTTAACATATGGATGTAAGATAGAACGTCTTTACCTGATTGAATACGTACACCGTTACCAGCAGTTTTATTACCAATTAGAACTTCAATTACTCGTCCTGACGTTAAGCTTTTAATCGCAGTTCCGCCCTTTGCCGCCAAATCAAGACCTTTATGTTTGTTTGGATGTAAACTATCTGCTTGCATAAATGGAGTTGTTACACGGAAAAGATCAGATAAATAGTAAGAAGCTACACCATTATCTCCACCACCGAATGAACCAAGAAACTCATCGATTAATTCTTGTACTTTACCTATTGCTGTATCTTTCATAAGAGCAGTTGGACTACCAGAGATATTGTTAAACCAATCAGGAATTAATTTGTCACTAAGACCAATTTTCCCAACACTGTTATCCCATAAATAGTCTGCACCTTTCATAACAGCATCAAAGATACCATCTTTTGTACCACTCTTATAAGCAGGCATCTTTCCACCAAAACCATAACGTTTAAGTAGAGTCTTAGTGTGATGGTGAGGTAATACAGAAGTACCTTTAGGTAAATCTACAACTTGCTCTCCACCCACACCTAGTAAGCTAACACCTTGATTTGGGATATAAGCTAATTCGTAACCTTCTTCCCCGACTCTAGCTAATCCCCCAGGATGCGAACCATTTGGTGTACCAATTGCATATTGCTTTTCGGTTGCTCCACCTTTAGTTACTGTACCAGCAGAACGTTTACCAGTATCTTTCTTAAATTTAGTTGAGCCTGTTGATTTCTTTTTCTTTGGTTCTTTGCCGAAAAATTCTAAGATATTGTTATAGACTGCATGAACCTTGTCGTACATGTCATCCCACCCTGTACGCACTTCTCCAGTCTCCCAATTTACTGCGTCTATGTGTCCCTGAGCTTGTAATTGAGCTTCTTCTACAACATCTTCATGCATTTGTTCAGCTTTACGAACAGTTTGGTCACGTTGTTCTTTGGCATTTGCAATAGAACGTCTTGCTTGTTCTGCTGTAATATCACCAGTAACATCACGTAAATATTCATACTTTTTCTTTTGTTTCTCATATTGCTTCTGAGCATTCTCAACAGTTTTATCACGTTGAGTTGCAGATGATTTAACAACATCTGCTGCTTGTTGAGCAGACAATTTAGAAGCGTCATTTTTCAAACGTCCTAAAATCATTATTTGCTCTTCTTCTGACTTAGAAAGTGTCTTAACCGCCTCGGAACGCATATTCTCCCGAATACCATTTACTGTGCGTTTCTCTGATTCAGTTAAATCACGTTTTTCTTTTGATGCCCTGTTCTCAATTTCAGCTATTTGTGCAACGTATTGTTCAATTCGTAACTTTTGGTTAGCATGACTATCGTCCATTTTCTTTAAAACTAGTTCTTTTTCTTCGTCTGATAATGCACCATTTGTTGCAAATAAAGCTTTAGTTTTCTCAATACGTTTAGCGTGGTCAGAATCCATTGAAGATTGAATTCTCTGTGCCATTTGTTCATATAGAGCTACTTGTTGATCAGCGAATTGTTGTGTAACAGTTCCACCTCTTGCAGACAAATTAACCATTGCTCCATAAGCTTTATTGTCTAATTCCATGTAAGAATTAATAGCTTTCTTAGTTCCTTCTGAAATCTTGTCTGAGTTTAAGCCTGTGTCAATTGCTGATTTCTTCATTTCATCACGGAACTCTCTAGAACTACCAATAAGCTTAATAAAAGAACCAGTAGCAGGGTCTAATTTAAGTGCAAGAGCTAATATTGGATGGTCTTTCATTGCGTCTTTTAGGTCATACCAGTTTTTATAAACAAGTACACCTGCTGTTGCAACAGCACCGATTGCCAATGCTGCCAACCCAACTGGATTAGCTAATAAACCAAATGCAGTACCAATTCCTCCAATACCGCCAACTAGTCCAGCGATACCTACACCTGCACCAACTACACCTGCAACAGCAAATGAAGCATCTTGTGCGCTAGGAGTCATTTTATCGAATGCACCAGTAACAAGGTCTATTCCCTTTTCAATTCTAGGCATCCAACGATCAGCAATATCTAATAATTGAACTCCTAAAGGAGCGATTGCAGACATAAATTCACGGAAAGTAGCTTTAGCACGTTGACCTAGAGTTTCAGTTACACTAGCAGCCTTTGCCATACTTCCATCTACACCTTTAATCTTTCCATCGATGTTTCCAAGAGCGAACATGGAATCCTTTTCCAAATCCTCCCATTTAGTTCCGTATAGTGAAACTCCCAAGCTATTAGCGTCCACTTGGTTATCCATATTCTTTAAGTCATCAATAACAGCATTATGTACTTCTTTTACAGTAGCTTTACCGTTTTTGAAGTCTTTCCAAAGTTGTTTAGTTCCTTTACTCAAACTATCAAATGCACCATAAGTAGCTTTAGATTCATCTTTAATACGAATCTGGAACTCTTTCATTGCATCGTTTATGTAATCGAGATTGTAAACGCCACTTTCAGTACCTTTTTGTAACAATTGGAAATACTCATCAGCGCTAAAGCCCATCTTCTTATAGAGTGGAGCATATTCTGAGAGATTATCAAACATTTCATTGGAGAAATTTAGTCCTTTTTGTGCGCCCCATGCCATTAAATCAAATGCTTTTTGTGAGTCTACACCGAAACCTTTCATTACGTTTCCACCAGCACGAGTTACTTCATTTACATCTGCGTCAAATACTTGTGCTAATGTTAATGCGTCTTCAGTTGTCTTTTGCAATTCACCATCATTTAAACCTTTAATATTTTGCTTAGTTTGGATAAGTCCATGACGAACCTCATCCATATTTTCACCAAAGCCTTTTTTCCAAACATTTGTAGCTACTTTATTTAAGCTTTTAGCTTGTTCTTCTGTAAGACCTAATTGTGCTTGGATATTCTTTTGAGAACTGTTAATATCTACAGCAGCCTTAATAGAAGCACCACCAGTAGCAGCCAAACCAGCAACTAATCCAGCTTTCATTGATGAATGAATATCTCCTGCACGTTCTTTAAACTCGTCTAGTTTACCACCAGCAATATGTACTTCACGTCCGAATAATCTAAATGAACCTTTAGAATCATCAATTTTATGATTCAGACTGTTCAAAGCTGTTTCTGTTTTATTCATTCTTGAGATAGCTTCATTTAACTGTATGTAAGCATCTTTAGTTTCCTTTGCATCTAAGCCTTTTTCACGTCTCGCTGCTTCATATTTACGTTGTAGAGCTTGAACTGCTTTCTCTTCAAGTCCTAATTGTTTTTCCATATGTCTAGATTGTTCATAAAGATGCTCAGATTCAGAACCCATTTTTACTAAACTAGCAGACGTTTTACCATACTCACTTGCAAGTACTTTTAAATCTTGTTCGATACTAGACAATGAATCTTTAGCTTCCTTAGAAGCCTTATTAAACTCACTGTTCTGGTCTTTTATTTTATCCTGAACACCTTCTAAGGCTGTTTCGGTTCTTTTCATTGTTTGAATGGATTGGTTATAAGCTATTAAAGCGTCTTTCGTTGCTTTATTATCTTCACCTTTCTCATTTTTCAAGGCTTCATATTTACGCTTCAATTGATCAGAAGCTTTACCTTGGAGGTCTAATGTCTTGTTTAGTTTTTCTGATTCTCTATTTAAATCATTAATTCCATCACTTGTTTTACTGTATTGACTCTCTAATACCTTTAAATCTTGCTCAATACTGCCAATTGCTTTGTCTGCTTCTTTAGCAACTTGAACATATGCACTACCTTGTTCTTTAATTTTGCTGTTAAGGTTTTCTAAACCCATTTCAGTCTTCTTCATTTGAGCTACTTGACGATTGTATCTAGTTAATAATTTCTGCGTCTCTTTATCGTCTTCACCTTTTGTGCGAACTAAATCAGCATACTCTTCTTCCATTTGTTTAACAGTAAGTTTTTGTACTTCTAATTTCTTTGTTGTAGAATCTGCTACTTGTTTCATTGCATCTAAGTTTTGTTCAAACTTTTTAACGCCTGCTTTAGCTTTAGCAATTTCACTATCGTAGATTTTTGTAACACGATTTAACTTAGCAAAGTCTGTTGTTGCTGAACCAAGACCTTCTAAGTCAAGCTTGAACTTCATTGAAGCCATATTGCCCATATCCATATGCTGTGTTCACCTCCTTCTTGTTTACCACCAACTGAGTTGATCTAGGTAGCCTTGTTTTGGTTTTTCTTCTACTTCACCTTTTGAGTTGATTTGTTTTCCGTTTTCTTTTGATTGTTTAACTTGTTTACGTACTAGTTTGAATAAATGGTGGATGTCCATTTGGTCTATCTCATTAGGTTTTAAACCTTGAGTAGTCATCATGTAGTTGTAGAAATCATCAAGCTTCTCCACCATCGATTGAGGGAGTGGCATCAGCATCCTCTTTTGTCATTTCCTCTAACTCTTCATCAGAGATTTGACTAGTTGTTGGAAAGCCTTTTACAATTGCAATAAATTCTGCAATCTTTACACGTAAATCATAAGAACTCAAACCTGCATAGAACTCATCAACTGTAAATTGTTTGTCAAATGCTTCTACAATAAGAACGATTAATTTGTCTAAAGCTTCATATGGAACTTCTTCATGTAAATAATCATGTTCTGCTTCCAAAGGTAGATATTTTCTGTAAGTCATTCCTGATACAAAAGGTTCGTGCATTTGTTTGAACTTGCCACCGATACGTAATTTTAAATCCATCATTTTTAAAGTTCCTCCAATATTTGTTATAGGTTAATTAGTAAAAAAGGGAGCACCCAATAATGGATACTCCATAGGGTATGTTATTACTCACAAAAAATTATACTGTAGGTGTTGTTCCACCTGTTAAAACTGGTACATAAACTTTCTCGAACCAATCAAGAATAACTTCAGCATTAATACCTTCGTCATTACTATGTACAGATACTTTACGCTCACCATCAGATAAACGGTTAACGAATTGAGCTGTTACAGATTGAGACTTGATCTCTACAGATTCGCCTTTAGTTTGGAATTCTTGAGAAGGTACAGTAAGTTTACCTTTGTAAATCCAGTTCATTAATTTACCACCATCGATTGACTCAGACTCAAAGCCTAAAGCGATATATGGAGATTTACCTCTTGTTGCTTCAAGTAATACTCCATTATCATCAATACGATATGCGAATAATTCTGCTGCTGCTTCTTTAGTGATATTATCCACTCCCAGTTCCATCTCTAAAACTCCAACACTTGTTACAGTTGCCACTGGTACATCATCAACATACACAGTTTGTGAACTTGGATTTTGATTTAGAGTTGCTTGCATTGCACCTGCGAAACGTTTAGGAGTTCCGTAAGTTGTAGCACCTTCACGAACATCATCTTGCATAAGTGCGTAGTAAATATTTTTAAAACCGACTGTCATTTTATCTGCTGACATTATTAATTCCACCTTTTCTTAGTTATTGTTATTTTGTGTATAGTAAAAGCGCATCCCTTGACGGAACAACTCAGTGTCCTCTTCATAGTCATGGAATACGCTTCTTCTAATAAATCCGTTTTCAGTTAATATGTTTTGTACTTGTTTCCCAAGTGAGAATGTATCAATCTTTGACCACACATCTACTTGAATGAAATATATTGTTCTTGCTTCTTTATCATCTACGAATCCAGCAGAACCTTCATCGTATTGAAAGTAAGTTATGTACGTTTCAGGTGGGTCAATTACTTTAATAACACCTGTCGTAACTTCTAATGGTGCTAATAATTCTTCAATTAAGTCATAAATGTTCATATCTTAGCCAACTCTCTTACATAAACGTTGTACATAGCTTGTTGAATTTCTTTTCGCTTTGCATTAAACGCTGGCTCAAAGAATGGTTGAGCTTTCATTTTGCTTGTTCCCCACTCATGATATTTCATGTACCAATGGTCAGGAATGAAACCTATAGCAATCTTACCTTCTACTACTGCTGAAATAATTACATGATCTGCTGCATGTTTCCCACCAAATTTAGAACGTGGTGCTCTACGTTTAACCTCATCCCGCAATATTTCCGCACCAGCTTGTAAAGCTATATCACTAATCTTTACACTCTTGAATACTTTTTCAATTTCCTTAATCTTACTTGCCCATTCCTTTAGTCCAGTTACTTCTAAAGGCATTAGAATTTACCACCATAGGCTTGACATTTTAATTCAATTTGTTCACCTTTGTCATACGTTCTAATAATCTTGTAAGTCTTAGAATTGAACTCAAGATATTCTTGTGAATTGTAATCAAGTGTGTGCATGTTTAACATTAGTTCAAGTTTAATTCCACTTTGAGAAGCAAGATAAAATTCTTGAGTACCGATATCTTTCTTGTTCACAAAGACCATTTGTTTTCCAGTAGAAACAAGCTTTTGTACACCACTTATCTTTTGAATCTCAGTAGTTATCAAATACGCAATATCACGATATAGCATTATAATCACCTGCTAAAGACAAGTGTGTTCTAAGTGCTTCAAATGATTCTCTAAACCGTTCTGCATCTGGATTATCAAAACCAAATTCAGCCTTACAATAAACTTTTACTGCTCTAATTATTAATGGATCATCTTCGTCTAATTTCTTAACACCTGATAATTGTAATTCCATTAATGCAGCATCAATTAAATCTTGAATATCATCATCTAATGCAGTGTGAGAAATTCGCAAAGTCTTTCTCACTTTTTCAATCATTTAATCACCTACTTTCAATAGCTTCTAATGCCTTTTGTTTACCTTTAACTCGTGAACCATCTGCTAGTTCATACCAGCCACCACCAACATGTTTAAATGGTGGAGCATCTGCTGTTTCTTTTTCAATAACAGGTTCAGGTTTAATTTCTCGTATATTGTTCTTATCAACAAAACCTAAATCACCTAGATAGGCGACTCTTTCCTTGTCCTCAGAACTGAAAAGACCGCCTATTCCAAAGTGAGCACCTGTATCTTTGCATTTAAATGCTTTCAATACAGTTGATTTATAAATCATTAATTATCAAATCCCTTATAATTTATTAACTATTAAGCTGTTGGAGCTTTCTTAACACGTAAGAATCCGTTATGAGCAACTACGTTACCACCAACAAATACAGAACCACGGTGAGCAATCATACCTTGTTTGAATTTGAAATCAGTAGAACGTTGGATATCAGTTGCAGAGAAAGTTACAAGCTCATAGTTTTGTAGTACACCGTAAGCCATAGCATAAGCACCAGCAGGAGTACCAGCAACAGAAACAGGAGCACATACAGAGTTGATGATGTAAGGAACGCCATCGATTGTACCAGTGTTACCTTGAGATTTAACTTCATAGACTTTCTTATCTTGACCATCACGTAACATAGCAAATGCTTTTAAGTCTGCTTTAGAAAGAATAAGTGTCGCAACAGCTTCAACATCCTCTTTATTACCATAAGAGAAGATAATTTCATCTAAAGTCTCAGCAGTAATTACAGAGATTGCTAGGTCAGTAGCAGGGTCAATTGCTTCAGCTTTTGCAGAGAAGATACCTGTTAATTGGTTAGTACCACCTTGACCAACTAGAATTTCTTTTGTAATCTTTTGACGTAATGCTTTACCAACTCCACCTACAACTAATCCTTCATAGTTTGCAGCAGGTAATTTTTGTACTTCTTCAGTTAATTCACTGTATGCAGTGATTTTAGCTTTACCGATTGTTGCATAGTCAGTTTCAACTTCAACATCGATGTAGTTACCATTCTCATCAGTGTATCCACCCTCACCATGAGACACTTCATATGGTTGCTCAAATGATTCTCCACCATTCATAGGTGTAAGTTTTACACGATCAAGTAAAGTTGAGATTTGATTGAATGTACCATTAATAGAAGATGAAGTGTGTTTAGGTAATACTAAATCTCCACTTGCTACAGTAATAGCACGGTCTTCTTTTAATGCTAATGCACGTTCTTCAATTTCTTTTTCTTGTCCACGTTGTTCTTGATTTTCTTGAGTATTGAATTTTTCGATTGTACGAACTTCTTCTTTCATGTTTAATTCACCAGCTTCCTTTAATAGTCGAGCACGCTTTTCAATACCTGCCTTTGATTTTGCTAATACACGTAATTCATTTTCTAATGCGTCTACATCTACTTCTTGTGCTTCATCTTCCAATAATGCTAGAATTTCTGCTGAACGAACTTCGATTTCTTTTAATGTTTTCATAATTTTGTTTAACTCCCTTTAATTGAAATATTTTAGTTTTAGTTTTAACTTTTCACGCTTTAATTGTTGTTTCTTATTTTGTAATTGTTTAGCTTTAAACTCATCATAACTTCTACATGAAACTTGACTTGATGTGTAAGCTGGATTGTTAGTTAGAGTGACTTCTATCAATTCGATATCTTTTAGATAACGGATTTCAGTTCCATCAGGTGTTACTACAATTTGGTCATCTAAACAATAGAAGCCAAATGAACAACCTTCCAATAGTCCACCTTTAACTAGGTGATACACGTCTTTTGCATATGAGATTTCAGGATTAATCTTTAATTCAAAACGCAATCCAATGTCATCAACATGCAAACTCAGACTATTACTTTTTGTTGATCCTAATAGGTAATCATTATTGTGGTTCTTTAATGCAAATATGTTATGTCCATCTGCCAATGTACGGTCAAATGCACCTCGTTGTACTTCTTCATAGAATCCCATGAATAGACTACGAGTATTGAACTTATTAATATAGCCTTCTAGTATGTAATCATTGTTTTCAGTTGCACGAACTTCTAAAGTTGTTACATCAACCTGACGTTCCTCCAACTGTTTCTCCTGTTGATTGTTCATCTGTTGGTTTTGTCTCACTTCCTTCGTCAACGTTCTCACCACCTTTCGTTGGTTCATTAGATGTAGTGTTACCATCATCAACTAAAGCAGTGTCTAGCCTACGTAGTGGTAAATCTCCCCCTTCAATTGGTGCAAGGTTTAATACTCTACGCCATTCATTCGGAACCATTGCACTTCTATCAACCATTTGAACAAGAGCAAGTTTAGTTTGCATTGAAGCATACTGTAATGAAGAAGCTTCAAAGATGATTTTGTTTCCATATCCTCTTTCAGTTCTTGAAAAGATTTTACGTGTAAATTCTTCACTCAATTGTCTTGCAATAGGTTCAATTTCTGATTCATAAAATGCATTCCACTCGTCTTCGTTGTACTTAGATTGAATAATCTTTTCATTAATGTTGAAGAATGAGTAAATACGCTGAATAGTTCTATCCATTTGGTCTGCATTTGGTACAAAGTTATCTGCTTTAACTTGAATTGCATCAAACTTACTATCTACACCAGCAGCACCACCTGTATTATCGATATTAAGGTAACTGTCTGTGAAATCTTGTACTTGTTTCTTCATATCTTCAGGTCGAATATTAGCTGTAAATTTAAGAATCCATTTAATGACTGCACTATTTTTAATTGCTTGAACAATTCCTTGGTCAGTCGTATTAACGATTTCCATTAATGGTGCTAATGCTTTTGCAGGTGATTCTCCAAATAAATCATTGGAATGAAAGTCTTTACGTAGGTGAATAACATCTACATATGGAATCGTTTGTGTTCTACCATTAGCAAAATAGAACTTTAAGAATAAATCACCTTGACTACCTTCAACTGCTTCAACAGATACACAGTTTAAATGGTAAATTTCATAAGGCACATTGGTATATGGGTCACGCTTCATGTAAGCAAATGCATTATGATTGAGTTCTAATTGTGTTGCCATTTTTTCTTGTAACATTTGACCTGTCATAAGTGGGTTCGGTTCTTCTAAAAGGAATCGAATACTTACATTAGGGTTTTCTTTAAATCCATCTACGCTATCTCGAATATGTTTAGCAATTAATTTTCCTATTGCTTTTGCTTTAGGACGAATACAAGAACGAACAATATCAGAAGCGTACAAGTCACCACCCCATGCATAGAATCCATTACTCTGATCACTAATCATTTCAAAACGTTGTAATGTTTTTTGTTCAGGAGCTTTGTTCCCAAACATCCAGCTCATTAATCCCAAATTCTCACCTCCTTCGCTAAATCATGTTCATGTACTCATGTTTCTTTTCTTGCAATACTACATAAGCATTTAATAATGCTGCTGTTCCATCGATACGTCTACGTTGATTCTTTGTTTTATTAGGTTGAATTGCTAAGTTTTTATCAATGTCAATTGCAGTATTACTTAGACACCATCTAGTTATAGGATTGTTTTGATATACGATATTTTTAGATTCTAATTCTGCTCCAAGTGATTTCATAGGTTGTGATAATGTTTGTTTACCTTGTGCAATAGGTATCATTGCAGGGGCACCAAAATTATCTTTCATTTCTTCAACCCAGTACTTTGCAGACCATCTATCATAACCAACCCAAGTCAAATAAATGTCATGTTCCTCTTGCATTTCCAAGAACCATTGAGTTACAAACTTAGGATGAACTTCTCGCCCAGGAGTTGTACGTAATAATTCCATGTCTTTCCAAGTGTCGTAAGGAATCTTATCCTCTTTTGCACGTTGTTCAAGTAGGTCTTCAGGTAGCCAATACATATGTTCAACATAAACAGTGTCATCATCTGGAAGCATAAAAATAACCGATGCTGAAGTCAGATCGGTTGTCTCTGATAAATCTGTTCCCCCAATTCCATAACGAGGTTTCAGTTCACCAATATTAAATTTCTTATCATTGTAAAGTTGTTCATATGTTAACCATGCTTCAGTTGAAGTCTCACGAATATTGAAATCTTTAGTTAGTAAGTTCTTTACTAATAAAGGATTCTTCTTTGCTTTCTTAACTTTAGCTATTAATTGGTCAGTCTTTTTGATTGTGCCAAGCCCAGGATTTGCTTTCTTGAATACTGTGTAATCGTCACTTAACCATTCATCACGCTTATCTAATTCATAGACAATAGGGAGCACACGAGAACGTTCTGCATCTACATCATCATACTCATTTAGAATCATTTCAATTTCTTCATATTTAATATCAAAGATATTCTCACGAACTGTTCCCATTGTAGATGTGATGATTGATAAAGGTTGTTCACGAGCTGACATACCATCGACAATTACATCATAAAGGTTCTTATCTTCGATTGCGTGCAATTCATCTATAAGGCTGGCATGGATGTTCAAACCATCCAGTGTATTTGAATCACTTGATAAAGGTTTAAATGTTGAATCTGTAGCATCTGCAATTAATTCACTTACTAATGTTCTAATACGCTTCTTTAATGCAGGTGATTTATTAACCATACGCTTAGATTCTTGCCAAACAATTTTAGCTTGATCTTTTTTAGTTGCAGCACTTACAACTTCTGCTCCTGCTTCTCCATCTGCAATTAACATGTAAAGTCCTACAGCACTAGCCCAAGCTGATTTACCATTTTTACGAGCAACAAGTAGAATAAATTCTTGCCACCATCGAACATCATCAATTTTATGTATGCATCCGAATAATGCAGCAGTCATTGCTTTTTGCCATAGTTCTAAAATGAATGGTTTACCACCTAGTTTACCTTTTGAGTGTTTACAGAAGTTCTCAATAAACTCAATTGCATGATTAGCTTTAGAAGGTCTAAATTCCCATTCACACATATCATCATACATGCTCTCAACAAGCATTTTATAAACACGTCTTACTTTACTTGATACAATTTCTTCACCACTGTCTATCTTGTTCCAATACTCAATAATTGGATTATAGTCAAACGGATACTTCTTCATTTATTCTGCACAAAGTTTTCAAAACCATCGTCTTCTTTCTTAATCACTTCTTTAGGAAGCATAGCAAACAATTCTTTCATGACAGTGGTATATCGTTGAATTGTCGCATTATAAGCTTTTAACGCTGGTGATTCACGTAAGATTGAATACTCACCTTGTTGCATATTATCGATTACGCCATTTTCATTAATCTTCTCTTTGAGGTCATGAAGTGTTGCTCTCATAAATGCTGCTTCTTGAATCAGTCCATCTACACTTGATTTTTTATTCTTATCCAACTCTTTGAAGATTTTGTTTAATCTCGATACTTCTTTCTTAATCATTGTCTCTTTTGGTGATAATTCATTACTCGCCATTATTGTGCGCTCCTTTCTTCTAAATTTAGGGGGGTGGGGTTATATGGAAATTACCTGCGTATTACGTTAAGGCTCACCATCGGTCTCTAGACTGTTCATTATTTTACTTTTAATAGGGGGGGCATAGTCATTCCCACCACGGTTTCATTTCTTTAACTTTAATCAACTCCCCATTCTCATCAAACTTCAATCCATACTGAACTACACCATATCTTTCATGGTGTTCCCTGTTGTGACATTCTTGGCACAGATATTCTAATAAATCATGATTCAATGATATTTCTGGATTATTAATATTCTCTGGTGTTAGATATTCTTTATGGTGCAAAACCTTACCTATCTCACCACATCTCTCACATAGATTAAACACTGATGCCATATAAGACTTTCTACATTTCTTCCAAGCACTTGAGTTATAAAAAGGCTTAGCCCACTCCTTTGCCATCAGGCTCTACTCCATTAACTGTATCTAATATATCTTGGATATACCCATCTGCTTCTTCTTGACCAATCATCCCCATCGTAACCCATGACTGTATTCTATCTACTGTTGCTTGAACTGTTGGATCTAAGCTTTTGTAATCTTCTTGTGTCACTGTTTATCCGCTCCTTTTATATTTAATGAATGCATTACGTAATTACCGTCTATTATTTGTTATTTAGCGTATATTTTAATTTGCACATCATAAACAAAACAAAGAGCAGATCATAAGACCGACTCCCTTTAATTATTTAAATATCATCTTTTCCAGTTACTTTGAATACTGCTTTAATTTTGTACGTGTCTTTTTTACCTTTTACAGCAGCTCCTTTTGTAATTGTCACATCAGTTCTGTAAGGCTCTTGTCTTCTAACAACTCCAGCAACATTATACTTTATTAAATGTGTTGTATACCCTACTTGTGTTGTCCCTGCCTTCTTAGATGTAACTTTTCCACTTGAACTAGCTAAATAAGAAGGCCACCATACATTTTTTACATTTGGCGTTAAAGTAACTAACTGAATATTACCAGCACTGTTAAACTTGTAATAAGCGTCTGTAATTAATATTCCTGAACTTGTAGGGAAAACCCAGTCATACATATATTCATGGTGAATTTTATTAACTGCACTATTAGACTTTTTAACTTCTAGATTGTACGTGTATGTTTTACTTTCTGTGAATGCTGCCTCTGCTTTACCTCCTGAAAAACTCCCCATTAAACCAAATGCAAAAGCGAAAACCAATAAGAAACCCAACACTCTCCTCATACTTTACTCCCCCTTTTTAATTCAAAAAAACAAATATATTCTATGTATAAAAAAACATAAAATACCAATAAGTAAGAAAAAAGTCACAATTATAATAAAATAAGTTATTCTAATTAAATTTTCATTTTCCTGCTTCCAGTGAATATTTTTTAATGATTCAGTTTTTTATTAATGGAATTTATAACAAACAGAAAAAAGTCATTCTAATTCGAATGACTCCAATAGGTATTATTTTTCTTTAAAAAGTTCTTTCTCTATTTTTGTGATTTTTTGGTTCCGAAAAACCAAATGTTCTCCACAGCTCTTCGAATATAGGTTGGAGGGCTAAACTGGCATTATTATTTATATTCGATAATATTACTGGACTTAAGATTAAATCTTCTTCTTCATACTGTGTACTACTTTCAACATTAGTACCATATTCATTTTGAAAAAACAGGGAAAGACCTTTAACATTTAAAAATTGTACTGAAATCATAAATTTACCGCGAGGATTTACTTGCTGTAATGTTTTTTGATACTCCTCTAAAGAATTTAAAATATTAGTTTCTATAAGGTTTGCATCAATGTAGTTATAACTTAGCATGCCTAATTCCACGGCTTCAAAAGTTCCCGTACTATATAACTTGGAATACCCATATTGATTCTTGTATGCAAATACTCCATCTTTATCTAGTTTATGACTGTATCCAGACCCTATCGGAACATATAAAAGACTTAAGTTTTTATGTTTCTTAAAATCTAGTCCCATTCTATAATTTAATCCTTCAGATTCAAAAGCTTCAAATGGAATAAAGTGCACCACTAGTTTAGGTACTTCAGTTGGTATTTCCAATACTGTTTTTCCACTGTTAATTTCCGCTTTTCTTTTGTTAATATATTTACTCACTCTTACCCTAACTTTCTCTTCGCTTTGAACTACAAACTCATTATGAAGACAATCTAGAATATTTTCTAATCTTGTTAACGAGTTTTTAATTTTTCCTTCCTCTAAATTTTTAATTTCTTCTTTAAGTAGTTTAAATTGCTTTTCATAATCCATAAAAAAACCACCTTTCGTCTACTTAATTCGACAAAAGGTAGCATTACCCTGTTACTTTTTAACTATTTTATAACAAATTATGTATTTAGCATCTTTTCGCGTAAATATTTTAATTCCCCTGTTAATTCATGATTTCTTTGATAACTAAATTTAAGTAGTTCCAGTAACATTTCATTCCTTTCTTCTACTGTTGCTCTTTCATATACTGCTTCAAATAACTTATTAACACGTTCTGATACCTCATTAGTGACTCCAATAGCGTCATTAAGTTTACTCATAATTAAGCAACACCACTCCGTTTCATTAATTTCATGTAATATATCCTTTAGCTATCTCATATGAAAAACCATAAATCTTCACTAACCATACTCTCATTTGATGTTTTTGCTCATCATTTAATTCCATATCTGTACCTTCTGGAATGTTCTCATGTTCAACATCACCATCTAATAATTGTTGAAATAAAATCTGATCCACTAAATATTCATCACCTTTCTATATTTAAATAAAATAAAAAGCACTCGAATCAACGAATGCTTTCTTTAAAACGATTATTCGTATGTTTTACTCCAATAAGATAAATAACTCTCTCCATTTGCATTTACTCTTGCATCTTTTATGAGAACACCCGTTATTCCATTCCCGTTGCCTCCAGGAACAGAATTAGCATTATCAACTAACCGAGGTTGAATAATCTCATATGTTACTATTTCGTTAAATGTTGACGTTGTTATGCCGAAATCACTACCTGTAGGTCTCTTACCTTTTTTAATTTCTTTTAAAATCTTATAAACAATCTCATTAATATCATTATTGTTATCGTTCTTTTTATTCATATGTACTACACCTCCCTTCTTCTAAAAACAAGATTCTACATTACAGGAAGGATTTCCTTTTTAAATTGTAGAATCTTGTAATTTAGTAGTTAGAAAGGGGGTGAATAGCTATGGCAGGAAATTCAGGTGGACATCGAGACGGTGCTGTTAAAGGACGTTCTCAGTTCCAAACAAAAAGCGGAAATTGGGCAAAGCGCAATGCTGATACGGGAAGAATTATGGATATAAAAAGTGATAATAAGCCTTTTAAAGGTGTAAAGAAAGAAAAATAAGTATGAATTACAGAACAGGGAAGCAATATGCAACTCTGTTCTACCTTTAAATCAATATGTATGTATTATGTATTTATAATTTGCTCAGAATGCGCGATAGCAACATTCATTTATGTACTTATGTATTAATTTAAACTATACCTTCAAGATTTTTATAACTTCTGCCTTCTAACAAATCAATAATAGATTGATAACCTACACCAAACCTCTCAACCATTTCCCAAACAAATACGCTACGCTTCTCTCCATCATAGTCAATCCATGCTTGTAAGATATAGCGTGCATTCTCAACGTTTAAACGTCTACTTGTTCCCATTTTAGCTCTAATATACGGATCGTGTTTATCTTGAAATTGTTGTTTATGGGTGATTAATTCTAAGTTGGAAATTTCGTTGATGTGTTTGCTGTTCTCTTGAATGTGGTTTATTTCTAAGCCCATAGTTCTCCAATCAGATTGCTTCATACCTGAATAAGAAGAGTACACTAGCACATGGACTCCATATGATCTGCCTTTCCCACCTACTTTACACGATATATAGCAGTATCCTTTGTGGTTCGGATTACTCACAAGGAAACGTCCACTACGTACAGACCAGATTCTACCACCCTCTGTATCACAGAAATAATTTTTGTAAACTTCCTGGCTACAATTTAACAACTCAGGGATTGGAGTTAATACGATTTCTTTACCATTTTCAATAATTTTCATTTTAAGTACCTACCTTTTTAAAATTTAGTTTTTTTAAATTACTTTTGTGAAGCTTTTAATTCACTTAATGCTTGTGCTACTTCATCTCTGAAAAACAATACAAAAGGCATATTTGTCTTATGATGTTTAGCTTTTGTAATATAAGAGATTTTCTTTTCATCATGTAGATAATCGAATACGTCCATAGAGTAGCAATACCAGAACATATTGTTTTTATGGTGTTTCTTATTTTCTTGCATCGTCATTTGCTCCTTTAAAATTTAATGTAAGCTTAGTTTTAAATTACAAGCTTCATTCATTATTAATTTATTTATTAGTAATCAATGAAAATTGTAAGAAAAGTTATTCTAAGAGTACCTAGCTGACGCGATAAGTACCCCTAGACTTTTAATAAAGAGAATGAAAAAAGTTTTAAAAATAGTTGACTTACCGTGAGTAATACCTTATACTGAGTATATAAATAAATAATCAGGGGTATTTTAACTATTTTTAAAATAAAGAAAAATGGAGGTCTGTAGGTGTCTACTTTCGCACGAAACACTAAATTGCTTCTGATATGATTTCAACGGTCTAAACGCATGCATGCAAGACACTGTCCTACTCTCTCCTTTAGACAATCATTTACTAACACAAAAAGCCCATAAACGCAAGGTTTACAGGCGATGTTTTTTCATTCCCGTGTAAGATTCTTTCCATTTTTGACTATTTTTTAAATGCTTCTAAGAATACCTCAGTATGAGTTTCATATAACACTTTCAATAATCGTAATGGACTTACATATTTGTTATTAGGGTCAAGTGCATATTCAATTGTAGATACCATTGTTTCAATTTTAATATCTTTCTTTTCAATCTTGTACTTAGAGTTGTCCATTACATTTAACTGATATTCATCTTTTTCACTATCATTAAGATTACTTTCATCTGAATTGATTGACATAATGTACTTAGACATTTCCTCAACCTCTTCTAAGATAGCTGCTCTTTGGTGTCTGTCTCCGTCTGACTTTTTCACTTTAACAAGCAAATCATTAAACCCAACTTTATCCTTTGAATCAGCATATTTAAGACCTTCAAGAGCTTCAAACAGATAATCCATAGTAGTATCATACTTAACAAACTTATTAGGTTTCTTCTTACCATCATTCTTATCGTTCGTTTTCTCTTTCTTATCTACTTTCTTCTTTTTCTTGCCTTTGCTTCCATTGACTTTCCAGAATAAAGGTTTCTTACGTTTGTTATCTTTTGGGTCAAGTTTTAATTCTAACTTATTATCCATTACATCAATTTCAGTTGGCAGGTCTAAGTCGTACATGCGCTTGGACATATCTATAGCGATCCCTGAAAGTACTGTAAGGATGTCCACGCCTTTCAACAATTCCTCTAACGTTTCTTCAGAAGCATCATTATTCTTTTTGTCCCAGTATAAACTCATGTACAATTGTCCCTTGTTCACAATTTGCCCAATCACTTTCTGACTGACAGATAATGCGTTATCTACCTTTGCCATTGAAGCATTAGCTTTATCTAATTTGTAGAAGGTTGGGTCTGAATCAATTTTATTTACACACACTGGATAATCTTTATTTAGCCGTTTAGCAATCTCTAAAATTTCTTCATCAAAATCAACTAGGACTAGAGTATCACTATCATAATCACATCCAGAAAGTTTATTTTGGATATTGTGATCGATAGCATTTACACAGATGATATTGTCACTGAGATTGAAATAATTCTTAATCGCTTCATTATGTACTGACTTTCCTACAAACACATTCGATGGAGCTGTGTGCGGGTTACGAAATCCTACATATTCTTTACCAGTTGGAAATAATGTAGTGTAGATTTCGTTGTCATGTAATGCTAATGACTTTGGTTCTTCAATATCAAACTTAGATAGGGCATGGTATAAATATTCGACTGGATTTCCTAAAAGTGTCAAGTAATCTGCGTTTACCAAAACCTTACCTTTCTGTACATGTTTCTTTTGTTTGTTGATTTCTTCACGTCTGAATTTCTTAAACTCTTCTGTATTAACAATTCCTTCATTTACATTGTAAATAGCAGAAAGCATTTCATTACTGTTCAAGTTATTTGCTTTATCTTGAATATGTTTGATAAATGTAGCATCATCATTCTTTAAATTCATGATATAACCTTGTTCATTTTCAACTAATTCATTAACTTTTTTCTGATTTAAAGGTAAACTGTTCAAATGTTGATAAGATGTCTGATGAAGAATTTCACCATTTTCACCACGTTCAAATTTTGAACTTTTTTCTGCTTTACACACACCAAACTTTGAGCCTTCTGCATCTACTAACCCTCTCCAATAATCATACATTTCAGCTTTACTACCTTTAACATAACTAAATTTTAGAGCTTTCAGCGAACTAGGCGTATAAATGAATTTTACGTTTGATAGTAAGACAGGATTGCCAAATAGGTCTTTCACTTCCCACTCATCATAATTCACTGGAATAGATGAATCATAGTTCTCATTCTTAGGATTAGTCATAGCTTTATGTTGATCAGTGAAGAATTTTTGAATGTTAGTGTTAAATGCTGCACTCTTAAACATGTGTTGACGAAGTAATAACATTGATTTACCTTCAGGGAAAAACTCTGCATCTAATAATGATTCACCATCAAATAAACTATTGCTTACTTCTACTGTTTCTGGAAAACTGTCTAATAGTCCAGTTTGTTCATTCTTACGTACCACTGAACATAATTCAGGGAATTTAGAATCAACATCATCAATGATTAGCATATTTTCAGTATTGATTGTTACCATACCCTCTAAACTACTTGTTACAAGAGATTCATAGGCTAAAAGTGAAGCTAGATCATGCTTTTTAGTTGGGGCAAACTTTAATCCCATACGTGACCAATTTTGCATTTTAGCTTTCAACTTCTTATTCACAAAAAGACATTGACCTGTGCGAGACTTTGAAGCACTTCTCTTGTACACTTCAAAATGAATTGGTTTAGTCTTCTTAGTTTTCTTATTGTACTTGTAAATAGTGAACCCTTCTTCATACAATTTGTATCGAAGGTCATCACTCTTAATTTCTTTCCATTCTGCATTACCCTTATTTGCTTGGATATGTTCTTTACGTTCGTTCATTTCTGCTAATTTATTATTCAGCTTTTCTAACTTCTTCTTATCAGTTTCATTCTTAATTGCTTCACTTACATTGTTGATATTTTCATTAAGATTAATTAATAGTTCATCTGGATTACGAACCTTCTTGTTAAACTTCACATTAATCACATCATCACTAGTCCATTTAGCTTCTTTAGGTCGCTTAACTTTCATTCCAACCTCTTCAAGTCGAATACTCTCTAAGCTATATGGCAACATTCCTAAATATTCATTCGTGATTTCATGATCTCTATGCATATGTCCGAATAAGTCGGCTGCTTCAATTGATTTGATATATACTGCATTACCTTTTTTCATTTCCGCTACATTTGTTAAGCTTGTCATAATTAATTACCGTCCTTTTATTTTATAGTTTGAGTTTTTTAATTTATTTTGTTCTATGTATTAGCCAAAAATTTCATCTGCTTTTTCTTGTGGTGACATTTCATAATCTAATAGATCTCTGATATCTCGTTCATCTTTCTTCTTTTTAGGTTTAATATCTTCATCAGTGATTAATAAATCATTCATATCATCGATTATGTGGTACTCTTCTTCTTTTTTCTTATTGTGATTATCTTCTATCTTTTCCCACATCATTTTTTGAAATTTAGACTTTTCTGTTTTCTTGAATTGTGCAGGAGGATTTAGTTCTAATTGATTCTGTCTTTCTGTCATGCGTTGAATGTGTCTCTCTAATTCCTTATCTGCCATTTCTTTAGCGTGTATTCTTTCTTGTGCATCTTTCAGATTATTTTCTACAAGAGACTTACCATTTTCACTTTTAGATAAAGCCTCCATACGTCTCTCAGCAACTTTTTTTAACTTTTCATCTTTAGTAGTTAGATAAACAATAAAGTCGCCCACATCTAAGCGACTACCTTTGACATGCCATGTGTGACTACGTTGTTCTTCATTTTCATTAACTACTTCAACTACATTTTCTAATTCCTTTTCAACCTTAACCTGTTCGGTTTGTTCCTTTTTAATAGTAGGAACTGTTTTCTCTTTCTGGCTGAAAGGAGTAATTTTATAATTATTTCGTTCTTGTTTTCGTTGTTCGATGTTCTTACCAATATTCTTATAAATAATCCCTTTTTCAACCAAAGAATCGATTATGTTAATTGCTTGACGTTCTTTCTTATCCAATATGTTAGCCCATTCACCGAATGAAGCATGGAAGCCATTGGACCATCTAGAAACAACGTAAAATATGTATAATTCTTGTCTTGATTCAAATTGTAGAAACTTAGAATATGTAATTGCATTTGAGAAATTCTGATAACCTTGATCAGCTTCTTCTAATTTCTTAGCATCTGATACACCATCATTACGTAAAACTTCATCATTAATAGTAAGCTCCAACATGACACTATTATTAATTTCATTTAATTCATTATGTAAAACAAATACCTGTTTGCTAATTAATGAGGATATACTCTCTTTAATCTTCTTCTTATTCTTAGCATCTTCTGAAAACCATTTATATTGATTAGGCATCATTTGATTAATAATATCTACATTCGTTCTGATAGAGTCGTCCTTCATTTGCATTGTGAATAGTAGACAGTATAAGAAAAATTCATCTGCATCTAACTTATAATTACTCTCTACATTCCCAAATGGATTATAGGCTCTAATGAATGCTGGCTTACCTTCTGATACAACTTTATTAAAATTTGAGATTAACATTTAAATACCTCCGAGTTTATAATTGAGTTTTTAATCTTTTGAACTTGAATTATTTAGGGAAACTTACCATCATAAAATTAAACGATTTTCTTAATTTCATAAATTTATCTGTATAGTATGTTTTATTTTTAAATATGTTTTATCTGTAATCTATGCAATTATGTGCGTAAATTTCGGTTCAATATTGCATATGGTACTGTAATATTGTGCGTAAATATCAGCACGATCTTGCATATGGGTATGTAATATTGTGCGTGAATTTCCGCACCACTTTTTATACTACTTGTCGTTCACGTTGTCTCATTGCTTTATAATCATCAATGACTTTCTTTAATTCTGGTGTGATTATGTACTGACTATAGGTACGTCCATCATTAGGATTAATTGCGACTGTTACAAATTTAATTCCACTCTTTCCAATGTGGTCACTTAACCGTTTGTTGTAGCAGTAGAAAAATTCAATATTGTTCATGGGTTAATCATTCCTTTTTTTATAATTTGTTTATTTAGTTGTCAAAGATCATTAGGGATTTACCCTAGCATCACCACCTTTACATTTCAGATTAATATTTCTGTTTAAAATCTCAGTTTTATTGAGATTTATATCTCTCTTTAAAATAGTTATTTTATATAGAAGTTACTAGCTAGCTTTTACATCATTGGATATTAATTGATCGTGATTGTCTAACGTTTCTAACCAATTATCATCTAGACCTAAGTTGTCATATACTGATTTCATATCCTTAAATGCCTGAGCATATTCCCATACATTTATTTTCATCGTTATTCCCCCTGTTTGATTTCCAAATAGGAATTTACCTTAAAAAGTAGTTAATCCTATTTTTCTAATAAATTATCAAGAAAAATAAGCTCAAACAGGAATTAGTTGTTGACTTTACTTTTTATCCCACGTATAATGACACTATCGAATACATTATGTGTGTATAAATAGGAGCAACAAATAATCCTGTTTAACAAACAGAGTGTTCATAATCGAATACGAGTTGAGAGAGTACAATTAGATTGGTTCGTAAGAGGAACTAGTAATATTCCCCTTACTTTATTATCCAGAAACTTTGGCGAGGGACTGGATAAATCACCCATTCTATTATTGTACTATTTGTCTTTTTAATTGTAAATAAATTTCTGAAAATTTTCGATATTTTCTTCTCCATAAACTTCCTCAATACTTCCAACTTCAATTTCATAGTTTGAGATTGATAAATTTACATCTTTCATATCGTGATTAACTACTGTTACATTACCCATTGATAAAAAGCAGTCATTGAATGTTTCTTGTGCATAATCTTCAGCTTTTTCATATGATACTGCTTGAATATCCTGCATCATCACTAGATTCATATTTCCACAAGCCTTATACTCATTCTCAAATTCATTGTAGATTTCCTCAATTTCAAAATCGTTATCACACCATCTAAAGCTCATTTTCTCACCTGTGACTGTCATAAATTCGATGTCAGTATTGAAACGTGTTGTAAAGCTGTTAGTGTTAATTGTAGCTTTCTCCCATGCTTGCTCCATGTTTGCAGTGAAGATTGTGTTCACGTACTCAGCTTTCACTTCTACAACTACGTTATAAGTTTTTAGCATTTCCAAACACCTCTTTCTAATTTGTTATCCGCATCTCAGATAACTTATCCTTATATTACTAGCTAATTTATTCCAAGTCAACTCTTTTTTTGAATTTCCCCAACTTTATCCCTCTATATAACAACATTTAGTTATACCTAACTCAGATAACATGGTGTATAATTAAAAGAGAGGTGAATAAGTGATGATTAAATTTAAGTTGAGAGAGATATTAGCAAAGGAAAGTATGTCTCTAAATCAATTTGCTAAATTAGCTGGAATTCGCTATGAGGCAATATGGAATATGTGCAATTACGAAGAATTAGCAGCTCAAGGGAAACCAGTGAAGTTAATCTCTGTAAAAGTACTTGATCAGATTTGTGAAACACTTGACTGTAGTTTAGAGGATGTTGTTGAGTACATACCAAACAAAAAATAACCACCCAAAATTTAGGAGTGGTTATTTTAATTCATACATGTAACTGTTGCTCAAGGTCTCTTTTAATCATGCGGCTAATCTTTTCATAAGCCTTCACTTCTCCTTGATAAAAACACGCACTATTCCAATCTTCTCTCTTTTCCGCGTCTTTTCTCCAAGCGTTAGATTGTGCTATTAACTTATCAATGTGTTCAATAAATTTTTTTCTTTCCATTCTTCCACCTACTTTTAGTATAATTGGAAATATTTATATGAACGGTTGATAAGTAATATTTCTAGAAATCGGTAAGAAACCCTGTTAAATTTTGTTATAATGCCCGAATACTTTTAGGAATAAAAGAAATAACCCCCAGTAATGGAGGTCATTTCTTTTAATATATTTCCTTTTTATACTCATACTGCTGAGTTATTACTGATCGCAACCAATTCCGTCACCATCACGGTCAAACTTCGCTTGGAATCCTGGTTCACCTTGTCTAATTGGTGCTCTTCCTGCTGCACGAACTTCTGAGCAGTTCTGGAATGTAGCTGTCTGAGTTTGCTGCTGTTGTTGAGCCTGTGCTTCTTGTTGTGCCTTCTCTTCAGCTTCTCTTTGTGCTTGTTCAGCCTCGGCTTGTTGTTTCGCTTGTAATGCTTCTTGTTCTTTTTGTTTCTGTTCAGCTACACGCTTTTCCTCAGCAATACGAGCTGCTTCTTCTTGTTTGCGTTTCTCTTCTGCTGCTTTAGCTTGTGCTTCTTGTTGGGCTTTTTGTTCTTCTAATTTCTTAGCTTCTTCTTGTTTCTTTTGCTCTGCTTGTTTTTGTTCATCAGCTTTCTTTTGTGCATCTTCCTTCTTAGCTGTTTCTTTTGCTTTTTCTTTATTTACACTAGCAACTACTTTTTTCTCTAAATTAGGACTCATTTCTACTTTCTTAACCATATCGTCTTTATCGTCATATGTTACTTGAACCCATTCACCAGACTTACCTGTATCAGCATACATGTAAACATGCTTTTTCATCTTAGTAGCAAGATAGCCTTTCATAACATTCTCTTTGATGAATTTAGACTTGTTAATTCCATCTTCAGGGTCTTCAACATTTACCATTTTATAAACAATTCCTGCTGCTTCTACAAATTTAAGTGTAGGTTTTACAGTTGCGCTTGCAGTCTTAGCTGGTTTCTTCTCAATTCTTGCTTCACGTTCCTTTTGCATTTGAGCTTCTTGTGCTTTCTCTTTTTCTATTTGATTTCCACTAATAATTGCACATGGTAAGAACACCACTAAACTTCCTAATGCAATCAAGAAGTACTTTTTAGCACTTTTCTTAAATATTAATCTAGCTATTCCAATGATTAAAAACAATGCACAAGCCAGCGAACTAATTACAATTAAGAAACTTAACATTCTCTTCTCTCCCTCTACTAGATATGTTGTTTTATATATTACTGTAAGCCAAATTGTGATTTTTGAATCACTTTAGCTGGACTACCTTGGAACATTACAAGTGCATTAGCTCCTAAATCCCCTTCACCCATCCACGAATACATTACAGTGTAATATTGATCACCTTGAGCACCTGTTTCAGAATTAACTTCTCCTTCACTACCAACGATTTGTGCTACTTGATCCATAGTCATTCCATTTTGAATCTTATCAAATTCTGCTTTACTCATCTCTGCTGCATTGGAGCTTGACGCTTCCTCTTGAGTCTGTTGTTCTTCTTCAATTTTTGCACTTTCTTCCTCGGCTTTCTTATTTGCTGCATCTATTTTAGCTTGAGCCTCTTGTTTAATTCGTTCCGCTTCCTCTTCCCTTGCTTTCTTATCTGCTTCAGCTTTTTCAGCCTGTTCTTTTTCAAGAGCCTCTTGTTTTGCTTGTGCTTCTTCTTTTTGAGCTTTCAATTTGGCTTCTAATTCCTTAACTTTAGCATCTGTTTCTTCTTTAGTTGCTACATCTTCTTTCTTTGATTCTGTAGTAGCTTTATCGGTATCTTCTTTTTTAGATTCATCTGCTTTATTTTCTTCAGGTTGAGCTTCTGCTGTTGCTTGTGTAGCGTTTTCTTTTTTCTCAGCTTGAGGCTTAGGTTCTTCTTGCTTAACATCTTCCTTACTGGTAGAATTTTCTGTAGTGTCAGAACACGCAGTCAACATTCCACATACTGTCATAGCAATTATCATCTTTTTCATATCTTATTTCCCCCTTTTTTAATTAACAAAATTAACTTATACAGATTCTCTATATAACTCTTTCTTTTTTAGCTGTAATATCACATTCTCTTTATATGGGATATCTACAGTGATGCAATATTTAACGGTTCTTTTTTCTTTATCCGCCTTTATCATCTCAGCTATGTTTGGCACTTTTTGAAACTTTTTATCTCGAACAGCTTTAAAATGATTTCTAAAATCTTCTTCAGTACAATCATTCACCTTGATAAAATGCTGAATTAACTCATCAAACTGTTCTTTAGTTGTTCTACTAAATGTAAAACCTAAATGGTGAAACGCATGACACCTTTTACAGATCAAATCTATGCCTTCAAGTGTACAAATTAAATTATCTTCATCATAACGTTCAATTTCATGCATCTCTAGATATCTTAAATTCGCTTCATCTGGTTCATATCCACATATTCTACACTTACATTCTCTCTCTTCCAAAATTTGCTTTCTAATTTTACTCCACAAGCTTTGGGAAATATTTCGCTTTACACTGTGTCCTCTAAATGGGGCTGGCTTCCAATCCACTTTTAATTTAAAATTACTAAAGTCCTGTCTCATAGTCTGCTCCTTCAGCTATAATTATGTAACACATTTAAATTTTACTATATTTTTAGTAATTTTTTCAATTTAATTATTATTAATTCCTCTTAAAGTAGATTTAATTTCCAGTACTTAAATTGAGTATCGAGTTTCTTTTGGATAATACCATAGTAGTAGCTAAATATTGATTTTTTAATCGTATAGCCAAGCTTGATGTTAACAATCATTTGTTTAAACGAGGTAATAGCCAATTCAACCTTATCTAGACTTGGATCATAGTCTACATATTGTCCATTAAAGTCATTATAGTGTTGTGTAGAGTACTTTACGCATTTCCATAATTCTAGTACTTGCTTTGGACTGTAATAACATTTTGCTAATTCCTGAAATCTACTTGGGACATTAGGAATAACATTGTCTTTATACGTATCTATTAATATATTGTTAGTTTCAGCATGGTTAGTTTCTTGATTTGGTACGTCAATTGTCTCTGGTACTTCATTTTTAGAAGATTGAGATTCAACTTGTTTAATTGATTGATAACGATTGAATACATAAACATTATGACGTTGATTGGAACCACAGAAAGTGTTGTGAACAGTTAAAATACCATATAGTTTCGCTTTACGTAGCATACGCTCAAAAGTAGAACGAGAAATTCCAATTTCATTGTTATGTGTAGCAGATACTAATGTTTGAATTTTAGCATTTGAGATACCAGCATATTTGCATGAATATCTAATAAGACGCTTTAAACCAATCAACTCACTTTTTGTAAATTGACTTTTAAAATCCACCATCCATTGCTCGATATGATTATTGAATTCGTCTTTATCTATAAACTTCGATAAGTGTACAAATTGCTCAATATTACCTGATTTCATTACAAATACCCCCATATAGTATATTTGGAGGCATAATCAATAGGCTTAAAAATTCTTGATTTTTTCAAGCTATTATTTTACACTGAATTTAGTGGAGTCAGTGTATATTTGATTATGCACAAGGGAGAGAGTATGGTTGCAGCCAAGCTCTCTCTTTTTTTATTTTCACTTTGACTATTTCTGTTTACGCTTAACAACTTTCTCTTTATACTCTTCTAATCTTTTTATAGGAGCGAACTGATTATGTTGTTCAATTAATGTACTATCCAGCACATGAGCATACACTCTTGATGTAATCGATAGATCAGAATGTCCAAGTAAGACTTGAAGAACTTTGATATTCCCAGATTGCTCCAAAAATAGCTGTGATGCAGAATGTCTTAGTAGGTGGGGATGAAAATCAATGTCTATCCCTTTTTCTTTTAAAATTCTGTTTACATGGGTACGAAATGTATCTGGTTTAAGTGGTTTCCCATGATTAGTGACAAAAATAAGATCAGTATCAAACGCCTCTTTATTTTCCATGATTAAAGTCTGTAGCATTTGACAAGTTTTCTTGCTGATTGGCACTATCCTAAAGCATTTATTCTTAGTTTTCTGAAATGTGATAGCTCGTCTTTCAAAATCAATATCACTCTCTGTAAGATGCAAAACTTCTTGGATACGCCCCATCGAGTCAAATAATGTGTACAGAAGTACGTATGAGCGATACTGACTGTAATAAGTTTGGTCAAAAGCATTTAGTATTGCTTTAATTTCCTCAATCGATAAGGTCTTAATTTTTTTCTTCTGAAATTTAATATTCTTAATTTCTGCGAAGACATTGTTTTCTAAAAGCCCTTCTTTAAACAACAAATTAAAAGCAGCACGTAATTTTATTAGGTATGTATTGGCGCTACTAGCTTGTACACCCTGATTTTTTATTTGCCTAATGTTACTGTTATCATGTAGTACTTTGTCATTTAGCTGCCAACTAAAAAAGCTTCTAGCATCGTTTAAGTCAATTTCATTTAGCAATTTATCATTTCCAAAGAAGACTTTTAAGTCATTAAAAACAATTCTATATAGCTGGATAGTTCCTTCAGATAAACCTTCCAACGTCTTGATTTGAGTAACAATTCTTAAGCCTTCATCTATCGTTAATTGGTTTGAACTAGTTCTTGTTCTTCTTAATTTACGTTTATTTGCAGACAA